CTTGATCTTCCAGGCTGGGCTGGCTCAATCTTTCTATGGACGATTCGGCGACGCGCCCTTTTATCGCCTCCGCGTCGTAGTAATACTTCTGGCTTTTCGCTAACAGGAAAATATACTCATGACTTTTCGTGCATCTGTCCGTCACGCTTTCCGGCATCGGGTTGGGCTTTGACCAAATCAAATCTTGCCTCAAATACCAACCGGGTTCGATTATCGTTTTGGGTTCTTCAATCCATGACGGCAAATCAACGGCTTCGCGCTGATTGAGTTTCTTCATAATCTCCCGACACATAACCTGCTTTTCAAGGGCATCGGACGGGATGGAAACGCCTTTCTTGGTTTCATATCCATTCCGAATCTTCTGAAGCGTCCACGCCACACAAGCCTGGCGGCGTTTGATTAGAAGATAGGGATAAGCATCGGCAAGAACATCGGCGGCTATCCGCCCATTGATTCTCCATTGATACGCCGGACGCTGATTTGCTTCGGCATAGGATGGGGGTAACTGTTCGCCCATGTTCCCGCCCTTCCCGACCAATTCAACGCATCGGTCTAATGCCTCAGTATCACACATCCGAATCTGGACAATAGGCGGATAAGAACTTCCCGACCCATGCGACGATTTACATTCGGGAATAGTGATACATCCTTCAGCGTCTATCATCGCGGCCATCCATGCCCTATCAGTAGCCGCCTTCAAAGTGTGATGCTCATAAGGCTGTTGGAGAGCGAAGGCCACGCGCCAGGGGATGCCGATTAGGTCTTTCGGCTTGAGGCCAGGATAATTCATCCCCTTGTTTGCATATTCAGGTTGCCAATTTTGAGAACGCTTTTCCTCTGACTGTCCACCCTTTCCGCTCCCCGAATACGAATCGCCCAAATTAATCCAGCAGGTTCCGTCATCCCTCAGCACCCGGCGGACTTCGCGGAACACCTCGACCAATTTCCCGACGTATTCCTCCGGCGTTTTCTCAAGGCCCAGTTGGCCGTCCACGCCATAGTCCCGAAGGCCGTAGTATGGCGGGGATGTCACGCAACAATGGACGGATTCATCCGGGAGCGTCTTGAGAACCTCCAGACAGTCGCCCTGTATCAATCTCATGCCCTTATAATAGGGGAGTCCCCGGCCGTTGTCAAGAAATATAAAATAATTCTTGACTTTGGAAAATGGAAGGCGTATATATATAGCATGAAAAAGAAAAAGACGGACCAAAGGCTAATCCAGCTCCGAAAGTATATGGATAAATCCGGGGCCAGGATCGAGGACGTGGCGCGGGCCATCGGGGTTACGGGCCAGACCGTGCGGGACTGGAAGGACAACGACCGGGCCGTATCCCCGCTTGCATCCAAGCCTTTGGATGACTTTCTGGCCGGAATCGACAAATGAAGCCCGAAGCCGCCGTCATCCTGCCCGCCATTGCCACGCCACGGGCTCACAAAATGCACGCGGACGCATTATCTCCGGTTCCTGGGGTTCCGGGTAAGGCTCGGGTCTGCGGCGTCTGTGGGGCCAAATTCACGCCAAGTCGCAAATGGCAGGAATTCGACAAAGAGAAGTGCCGGAAGGCGGCATGGGCAATCCGCCGGAGGCTTGAAGTCCCGTCCGACATCCGCGCTACGCTGACGCGCATCGAATCGAAACTTGATCAGCTGCTTGCGGGGACGAAATGACCGACATCGACGTCCACTATCTCAGCGCACCGCCCGACGTCGCCAAGCGGTGTCAGTTTTGCCAAACAACTTACCTTGTCCGGTTCGGCTGCACTTATTGCGGGGCCAAGCCGGATGAGGCAGATATCGAAAAGGAGGAATCATGAAACATACCCCAGGACCGTGGAGGTGGTTTAGGAACATTCATTGCGCTGGACCTCTCAAGGGAGCTTACGTTGACGCCCAGGGCGATGTTCCCGCCCGCATTGCCGATGTTTTAAGTCACGGGGGGGTCGGAAGTCAGGAGGCTTGCGAGGCTAACGCTTTCCTAATTTCCAAGGCACCGGCCATGTATTTGGCATTGAAAGAAATCGCAAAGGGCGAAGGGGACTTTGACCGAGACCCGCTAGAACACGCGAAAAATACGATCGATAGCATGAGGCAAATCGCCAAGGACATGGTCCGCATGATCGAGGATGAAAATGAAGCCTGACCGTAACGACGAACACTCCGAAGCATTGAAGGCGCGGCGGGGCGTAGAGAAGCTGGTCATTACCGACAACGCGCAGGTCGATCCGCTCATGGCGGACATACTGTCCGGCTATTGTCGGGCCGTCGCCGTGGCGGCGTTCGTAGCGAACGAGGGGGCGAAGTCGTGAGCGAAACAAAACACACGCCGACGCCGTGGCGAAGTTCGGCCGAAGTAACACAGGAAAAGAATCCGAGGCGCTTCGAGTCGGCCGTCACCACGGATTCCGGGACAATTCTCAATATCCCCGTCGCCTCCTGTGCATTTCCCGGATTGCTACGGCAAGAAGAGTGCGAGGCCAACGCCGCCTTCATCGTCCGCGCCGTCAACTGCCATGACGAAATGGCCGACGCGCTGGCCGCGTCTAAGTCTGCCATTGAAGGACTACTCAGGATTCTCGCCGTGGATTTTAGCACATTCTCCCCGACCGAGGGGCCATTCTGGAAAGCGGTATCGAAGTGCAATGCCGCCCTCGCCAAGGCCGAGGCCAAGTCATGAGCCTAATCAAACACCCCGAGCGCCGCCTCGATCCGCCGGACGAAACGAATGTCGAATGCCCCGAATGCGGGGGGTTTTGTCAAGTCGTGGACGTGAGGCGAGAGGACGATCTGGCGGGAATTATGATGTCCTGCCCCCGTTGCGACGGCGAAGGCTATATCGACGTGAAGCGTGAGGCGCAGGAAGCGAAGGAGGAATGGGCGGAGCGCGTCGCCGAAGACGATTTCAACAGAGTCTAAAAATCCTTTAGGAGGGATTGAATATCATGAGCGACAAATGGACGAAACTCGGAGCCTTCTGGAAGAAGAATTCAAAGAACGAAAAAACATTCCTGTCCGGTGAGGTCGAGTGCCCCGCCTGCAAGGCGAAGACTAAGATCACCTGCTGGCCCTCGTACAAGGGCGATAACCCCAAGCGCCCCGACTTCAACATCTACCTGGACGATTACAAGCCCGCGCCGAAAGCAGAGTCCGAAGACGCTTTCGGCGGCGACCCCGACAAGGGCGAGATGCCTTTCTGAGCGCACCATGACCGACAAGAAAAGCGAAGCCATCGTGCCCCAGGGCGGCTCCATCTACGCCCGCATCCCAGCCATCATGCGCGACATCCCCGCCGTGCCGAAGGACAGGAGCAACACATCCCAGGGCTACAAGTTCCGCGGCATCGACGAAGTCTACAACCTCATCCACCCGATCCTCGCCAAGCACGGCGTCTTCATGACCGCCGAGATCATCGAAGAAAAGAGCTGCGAGCGCCCGTCAAAGTCCGGCGGCGTCCTCATCACCCGCTCGTTCTGGACGCGCTACCGATTCACCGCCGAGGACGGATCGTTCATCACGACCGACGTGATGGGCGAGGGTATGGACTCGGGCGACAAGGCCGCGAACAAGGCCATGAGCGTCGGGCAGAAGTATGCCATCCTCCAGACGTTCCTTGTCCCGACCGACGACCCGAAGGATCCCGAAGTCGATTCTCCCGAGCCGGCCGCTCCGCTCCCGCCCGCGCACGATGACGCTTCCGGATTCCTCGATGAACCGCCCGCGCCGTCGCCGTTCGACCAGCTCCCCGACTTCGCCAAGGCCAAGAAGGCGCTGGGGGACAAAGCCTACTACGAAATCCTCGGTCAGATCGGCGTAGAACACGCCAACGAAATCGCCGTCGAGAAGCGGGCCGCCGTGCTCAAGACCATGCGGGCGGCGTTCCTGGTTACGAAACCGAAGGCCAAGGCGACGAAATGACGACCGCCGAAAAGTCGCTCAAGGCCAAGGCTAAACAGCACACCGTCTACCGCCTCGCCAATGGCGACCGGGTCATCGGTGTCACCACCGCAATAGGGCTGCTCGATAAGCCGGCGCTTAAGGCCTGGGCGAATCGAATCGGCCTCGAGGGAATCAAGATGTCCGACTACGTCGACTCCCTGGCCGACGTCGGGACAACCGCCCATGCGATGATCCTAGCCGACCTGTCCGGAAAGGGAGCGGAAACGGCCATTGAGGGCAAGGACGCGGACACAAAAACCTTGGCCGAAAACTGCTACCTCTCATTCTGCGAATGGCGCAAGCTGCACAAGATCGAGCCTATCGCCCTGGAGCGTCCCCTGGTATCTGAGCATTTCCGGTACGGAGGGACATCGGACTTCATCGGCCGCGTAGACGACGCCATCGAAATCATCGAGTTCAAGACGGGCGGGATATGGCCGGAGCACTTCATTCAACTTTCCGCTTGCGCTCAGCTCGCCCAAGAGAACGGAATCGTGACCGAGCCTATCCGCCGCTTCCGAGTCCTGAGTATCCCTAGGGCGGAAACGGAATCATTCGACGAAAAGGTGAAAACGTCCGTCTCCGTCGAATGGAAGATATTCGAGCATTGCCTCTCCATCTATGATCTGAAAAAGAAGCTCGAGAAGTAACCATGCCCACCACAGAGGCCGGGATGACCGCGGTTACCCCATCCGCACACTTCGCCGAAGGCGACCTCCCGGCCTCTCATTTTCAAATGGGTATTGACACGCGCCGGAATATTGTTTATATTATCGGCGTGAGCGAAAGTAGCGATGTCAATAACGCAAACTAATCCCTGGCCGCTCTCTGCCTTTGGGCTGCTTTCGCTCACACCTAAGCATCAAAGGGAACGGCTGGGGATTTTCTATTTTAGGTGAGATATGGGATTCACGAAACTCGACGAAGGAATAATTCAATCCTCGATAATGGCTGAGGATTCAGATACGTTTAAAGTATGGATCGCCCTTCTCGCTATTTGCAAAGAGAATGGAATCGCGTATGTTTCCCCCGTTTTCCTTTCGTCCGTCTGTCATATTCCCCTTGAAACCATACACGGCTCCATAGACAAATTATCGTCCCCGGATTCAGACTCAAGGTCAACCTCCGATGACGGGAGAAGGATACGTCGCGTAGACGGAGGTTTTGAAATAGTTAATTATCTTGTATATAGAACTGTCTCTCTTCGATCCGCCGATGCTGAACGACAGCGACTATATCGAGCGTCCAAGAATGTCATGACAAAACCGGACGCCGTCCAAGAATGTCATGACGCCTCTGCCTCTGGTTCTTCTTCTCTTGAGAGCGATAGCGATTCTTCTTCTCTTAATTCTCTTAATTCCAAAGATAAAGAGAAGATAGATATCCACGCCATATCCGCCGAGGTTGTCGCCTATCTCAACACCAAGGCCGACAAGAATTTCGATTACAAGGCCAAAGAAACCGTCAGGCATATCGGCGCTCGAATTGCAGACGGGCGGACCATAGAAAACTTCCGGCATGTCATCGACGTGAAGGTCGCCAAATGGAAAGGGAAGACTTGGAAGGGCGGCAAGGGCGATACCGTCATCGGCGACGATCTTCTCCGGCCGTCCACGCTATTCAGCCAGACGAACTTTGAAAACTATCTCAACGAATCCATGCCAGGGGTGAAACACGATGCACCTTCAAAATTTGATGGACTAGGAAAAGAGGTTTGATCATGATCGAGAATTTGGTTGAAAAGAAAAAGTGCTGGTGGTGTGCGAATGATAGTGATGGCTTAAGCGAGCATGGATATGAACAAGAATGCAAAAATTGTCGAGAAGAGAGATTAAGAAAAATAGCAGAGAAAATCGAACTGGAAATAAAAGACAGAATGAAATCCATTATCCCAGTTCACTTCCAGAAAATAGATACGGATCGTCAAGAGGAATTGAAGAGATATTCTAACAAGAGCCTGTTTATTACGGGGAAATGCGGGACCGGAAAGTCTGTATTTCTTTACTCTATGGCGAAGGAAATTATCAAAAGCGGAAAATATGTCAGGATAATTCGCTTTCCCAGTTGGGCGATGGAGATGCAGGCGTCTTTCAAAGTCGATGGAGAAAATCCATTCAGGAACGCACAACGGATAGCCGGATGTTCAGAACCCCTGTTTATTGATGATCTTGGGGCCGAGAAAGCAACGGAATATATCCGGCAATTAATATATTTTATTCTAGATGAACGGGAACAAAAAGAATTACGAACCGTTATTTCGTCGAACTTTAGCTTGAAAGAAATAGACGAACAAATAGATCCCCGCGCATCGTCTCGGATTGCGGGAATGTGCGAAGTCCTGATATTCAAGGGGAATGACAGGCGGATCAAAAAGGAGGGATGACATGAGCAAAACAATGATCGGCTTTCTAATCGGCCTTTTCGTCGGCGCCAACATCGGCCTTCTCGCCGCTGCGTTTTGCGCGTCCTGCAAGCGCGCCGGTGAATGGCCGTGGGGGAAGCCATGATCCCCACCGAATTGGAACTGTCTGCCTACATCGACAGGATTGCCATCGCCGTGGGTTTGGCAAATGGCGACGGCCTATTATCCGCGCATGACGACAAGATGCTCGCCGCCCTTCGCGCCCTCCTCACCGCGCCGACTGACCACGAGCGGTGGGAGATGTTGGAACTCGTTGCCTCTGAGGTTTACAGGTGCGACGAGATCCTTAAGCATGAACCGAACGAAGCGGAACACCATTACGCGCTTTGGAGAAAATCAGTCCTCGTAAACATCCAATACGCCCTCATCGCCGCGCCGTCGCTCAAGGCGAGGGCGGATGCGCTGGCGGAGGCGGTTGAGATGTTCATTGACAAGGCTACGCAGGTTGAGCGCGGGTTATATGACGTGAAGGACGAGAGGGTTGACGCCATGAGCGAAGCCTTAGCCGCCTACCGAGCATCGAAGGGGGAATGACGTGAGCGATCTATTTGATAATCCAAATAGAAAATACCCCGAGGATCGCACAATAAAGTCTCCTACCCCCGCCCCGCAACCTGCGCGGGTGAGGATTAGCGGGGAGGTGGTTGCGATGATGTTCGAAAAATCGGTTGTCGCCATGAAACTTGCCGAGTACCCCGCGTCGTGGGAATATGCGCGGGGAACAGATAAAATGATTGAAAGCCTCCGCGCCCACGGCATCGATGTCGAGGACAAGGAGGCGGGAAATGACAAGTAACGAATGGAACAAGGCTCATCGGGAAATAATGAACGAGGTGAACCGGAGATGGAAAGAGAATAACCCAGGGGCCTATTCTAGGCACAAGAGGGTTCATGGGAAGAAATGGCGGGCATTACATTCGTTTGAACACAATGCCAACAATAGGCTATGGAAGGCCATCTTGTCCGGCAAGGTAATTCGCCCCGATACCTGTCCGTGTGGGAATCCTGATCCAGAAGGTCATCATACGGACTATTCAAAGCCGCTTATGGTGGTCTGGCTGTGCCATAAATGTCACACGGAACTTCACCGGCGCATAGGATCGCTTGGAAGGGAAATCATCAAGGGGGCCCACCGTGGCTAAGAAGCGGGGGGCGTTTTACTGTTCCGAGGATGCTATCAACGCCTCAATCTGCTACGCTGACCAACTCATGGTTGATATGCAGATGACAACGAAGGACGGCGAACAGGCACAGCGCGAACTCCGCTCCGCAATTGCGTTGCTCCGGGTTTGCGAGAAGTCCATTCCATCAATCCGAGAGGACGGATACCTTGGCGTGGTTCGCAATTCAGTATGGGATGACGTTCATCAATGGGCCATTGCCCGCGCCATCCTCCGTGCAGACCGCATCGCATCGAAAAGGAAGGAGAGAACATGAGCAGGACACCGCTATTTTTGGAGGTTGAGGCCGGGGAGAAGTTTTGCTCGGGATGTGCCTGCACGATGTCTTGCCCATTCGACGAGGACGAACCGGTCGAGGCAGAGGCCGGGGAATGGCTCAGGATGCACGTTTGCCTAAAAGCCGAACGTCTTGCCCGCGCATACTTCGCTCTTGAGGAGGCGGTTGATGCCGACCTGAACGAATACACCGGCAAGGCTACGGTTTCCGCCCTCGCCAAACTCAGGGAAGCGAAGGAGACGCCATGACATACAGCGAAGGGACGATGAGGGTAAGACCCCGCCAATTCTGGACAGCCCGCGAGCGAGCGGGGCTGAAGGCGATGGGGCGGGTATGGAAAAGATACGGAGATTATGTAACCCGAGATTATATCGCTGGAACTATCCGCGCCTTCGTCAAAGCCTCGGGGACCAAAAAGGAGAAAACATGAAACGTAAACCCGGTCAGATCGCGCTCGATGCGATTGATGCGTCGCTATGCCAGGCGGATCAACTCATGGTCGATATGATGATGACAACCGAGGATGGCAAACAGGCGCAGGCCGAACTTCGCGCATGGCGGCGGGTAGTCTTGGCGTGTGGAGAGGCCAAGACAATCTGCGTCGGGGCTCGTTATGTTGGTTATTATTTCACCGACAAGATAAGCGCCGAGTCGCTTGCGAAAGAGATACACCTCGCCCGCAAGATCGAAGCAAGGAGGAAACCATGATGGACAAGCCAACCCGCACCATCTGCGCCATGTGCCTGTTCGTGGCGGCGTTCATCCTCGGCGTCCTCATCGGGGCGCGCGTCGAGCGCGGCGAAGGCGAGGCCCGCATGGCGCTGATGTCCGGGGCGCATGATGCGGAGCTGGCCAGGGTACGCAAGGATAACGAGGTCATGCGGAGCGTGCTTACGGCGATTGATAAGAATTGGGGAAAGGTAGAGGGGAGATGAGAATACGAATCTTGCGGACAATGCGATCCAGGGGGACTGGATTTTCGTTTATCTCTATCCGTAATTCTCGGGAAAATGGAATGTTATCGCTATATGTCGGGCGGATGGGGGTATTCGTATTTTGGTCGATGAAAAGGTTTAGGCAAGGAGCTTGCCGCATGATGAGACTCGGTTACAGCCTTTCGTTTTCCTCGTTTCCGGCAAACCCAAAATGGATTAAGCCATGACCCCCGCATCAGCTCTCAGGTGGATTAGCGGAAGGGATACCGGGATTTCCTCAAAGACGATGTTTGCCGCCTTGAGCGGCGCAGATATCGGGCCTAAAAAACTCAACTGCTTCGAAGGGAGAGACATCCCCAAGGACATGGACGATTTCGGCCGGTGTTATCGCTTGATCCTGGCCGTCCCCGAATGGAGGGATTACCTTGGGCGCGTCTCTATGGTTTTCCCGGCATGGACCCCGTTCATCCGAGAATGGGAAACCCTCCAATCCCTTTATCTATCCGGGGCCAAGGGAACATATCCGCTCTTTGAAAAACTGGGAGAGGAGTCGCGGATCATCGACGGATGGGAAAAGACCGGCCCGTGTTCATGGGAGATGAAGCCATGACCCCTGCCGAGATAATTATGGACATCATGGCCGGATACGTCGGCACGCGCAGCGCCATCAAGCGCGATGCGCTACTGATCGCCGTCAATGCGACGCTCAACCACTACGGCCAACCGCAGATAGACGACCGCGAGCTGAGGCGGGTTTATATCACCCTCCCGCTGATATGTGGCGATTTTGGCCTAGCGGTTCCCGGCGATTGGGATGAGATATGCGAGTTTGAAAAATACATCGCAAGTAAAATTCCTGGGGCCAAGGCCGCCGCCCGCGTCAACATCGTCAAGGCGGCATACGGGCACCTTGCGCCGGTGCCGGTGCAGCGAAATCTGTTCGGTGAGGTGAGGGCGTGAAACATTATCTGGCCGGTGAATTGCTCCGTATCGTCGCTTCATTAGCGGTGATTCTGTATCCGCCGGGGATTGGAATTGCCGTGTGGTGTGCGGCATGGGCTTTATCGTGGCACATCAAATAGGGCGTGAATCCATGACCCCGCTCCGCATCCTCACCGCCATCGTCGCCGGCATCATCGTCCTGGCCGTCATCGGGCGCGGGATCATGGCCGTGGCGCGGTGGTATGAGCGGCGCACGTTGAAGAAACTCCTCGATATCTACTGGGAACTTTTGGGGGTTATGGCAAGGGACGAGACCGGGGTATTTCAGGGGAAGCCATGAAGATCACGCTCTTGATCCTCCCGCCGTCGGCCAACGTCGAAAAGCGAATGTTTTGGGCTGCCAGGAAACGCCTCCGCGCTCAGTTTGCATGGGCATTTCGGGCGGAAGCGCAGTTGTGCGGGAAGCATCCGAGCCTTGCGGCCGGTCCTGAGCGGATAGGAAAAGTGAGGCTCGGGATCAAGGTCTATCGCTCCGGTCGCCGATACGATGAAGACAATTTTATCGGCGGACTAAAGATCCTAATAGACTCCATCCGCGACGCCGGCTATCTCCGCAACGACTCGCCCGTCTGGCTGGAATTGGAACCGCGCCCGGAACAGGTGAAGTGCGGGGAGGGGGAGGAGCGAACCGAGATTGAATATACCGAACTCGCAACCCGGAAGGGTAGAGGATAGGAGGCAATATGCCAATCGACCAAAATGTATTGACGGTGATCCTGGCGCTCCTCGGAGGCGGCCTCGTGACGGCCATCACCCAGGCGCTCAAGAAGTGGCTCGGGATCACGGGGGGCTGGCAGGCAGCCGCGCTCGCGGCCATCCTGTCGATCGGTGGCACGGCGTATGTGCTGGTGACCCAGCATATCTTCACCGTGTTGGCGCTAATTTTATACAGCGTCGTGGTCTATGCGGCTACCACCGGGATCTACAAGCTCACGGCGGGCGCACCGGCGAAGTGAACGATGGAACCGGGGCCGTCGCCGAGGGGAGGCGGTCCCGGCTCTGGGAGGGAAAAGATGTATGAACTGGCGGCACTAATCAAGGCGCGGATAAAGGCCGACTTATCCCAAGCGGATATTGCCAAGCTCGCGGAAGTCACCGAAAAGACGATTGTCAATTTCGAGAATGGCAATAAGGCCCGGAGCGCATGGGGCCATAGGGTCATCTTGGCCTATGAAAAAATTTACGATGGGACTGGACTCAAGGCGGCCAATGGCCCGAAGACGAAATACGGGAGAATGCATGAAATTTCCAAGACCGAACTCGCCCGACTCGATCCCGAAACCCGCGCGCTGGTAGAGGCGCGACACAAGGCCGGATTCTCACAGGCGGAAATAGCAAAGCGTGCTGGTGTGTCCGTCGGCCCGATCCACAGGTTTGAACTGGGGCTGCCTATCTGGCCCCGCGTCAAAACCGCGCTCAAGGCGGCATATGGGAGCATGGACAAACTCGCCATCGAGCACAAGAGCTTCGAACACAAGGCGGGCGACGGGCTCAACGCGGCATGGCTGGAGCGTCAGGTCGAAACGTTCCTTCACGGGAACAGCTTCGGTGTTGTCGAGAGGGACAAACGCGCTCAGTATGTAATTTCCTACAGCAAAATATACGAGCTCGCCCGCATCGTCCTTTTGGCCGCTGGAAAAGATATAGAGATAACGTAATTTATGATAGAATGGAAAAGGAGAACGGAGATATGAGAATTTATCATTTCAGACACCCGGAGAGCGGGGAAATATTGCACTCGCCTCTTTCCCGGATCTGCATAATCCGCAAAGAGCAACCGAAAGTGGGAGAGACGGGGCCCCAGCCGGCGGAGAGATTGTGGTTAGAACCATTCGAATACGAAGAAAAAATCGACGGGATAACGTCGATCATATACGACGGGGAAGAACTTCTTAGCAAAAAGATATAGAGATAGCCTAAGAAGTATTTTCAAATAATCATCTCTTCCCCCGAGTAGACGCGGAATAATCCGCTTTTCCTTTGCGCCTATAGGAATCACGGCGACAATCGGGGCGTGCACAAGGTTCTGTTCCTCCTCTTTTTCAGCATGGCGCGGGCGGTGCTTTCATGACGCCGTCCGCGCCCATTTCCATGACCGAAAAGCAGGTCCGCTTTGAGCGGGCCGTCGCTAAACTCATCCTCCAATGCCAGATTCAAGATATTGATATCATCTGCACGCGCCATATCTCGACCCTCGATGAAGACTTGAAATACTTCCTTGAGGGCAAGTCCCTCATCGACCCCCGCGTAAAACCGACCATGCATATGCTCCGCCTGGCGATGGACTTCGCCGTCATCAAGGACGGACAGATCACCTGGGATGCGGCGGACTATCAGAGATTCGGTGAGATAGCGGAATCACTAGGGCTCCGCTGGGGCGGGCTATGGGCCAGCGCGGGCCTCAACGATTGCTACCATGTCGAGTACCAGGAGGGAGCATGAGCGTCAGCATCGCCGAAATCCTCAAATTGATCGAAGGCGTCATAGATGCCGAGAAGAAGATCGCCACGGCCATCAATTCCGAGAAGGACGCGGCCCGCCGGGCCAAGCTGCTCAAGGCGTGCAAGGACCGGGACCTCGAGGCGATCAAGGAGATCCTCTATGCGGTCGAGTAGGCGGATCTTCCTGGCCATCCTCTGCGCGGTGTTCGTGCTTTCGTCCTGCACGCACTACAACCCCGCCCTCTACCCGAGCTACGACGTTTTGAATCCGGGCGCCGATGTCCGGAAGAATCCCATAAGCGTAACCGATGACCCGGTCAGTCACGAATCGCTGTTCATCGTCAATTCCTCTTTCCTCATGTGGGTATCTGAGCTGAAGGCGGAGATCCTTAAGCTCCGGAAGGGGAAGTGACCATGCCGGACATCCCATACAGCCATAATATCCAACAGCTCGAGGTCCTCATAACCGGGAACGCGGCCGGCGGAATCGAGTATCGCGGCGGGACGTCCGGCCATTGTCTCTACAACGACAAGGACGCGGCCGTCCAACGCGCCGAAATGCCAAAGGGAACGCTGTTCGACGAGCATACCCACAACGTCGCGGAGATATTGGTTGTCGCGTCGGGTCAGTTGAGCATTGCCGCCGGTGGGGAAAAGCGAATCCTGAATCCGGCCGATGTTATCCGAATCTTGCCGGGAACACTTCATTCATGCGAGGCCCTCGAGGATACCGTGGTGATGGGGATCCTCGTCCCCCGCAATGGCGGGTATCCAGCTCCGGCCCCGGTGGTGTCGATATGACAGACGAAAACGGCAACTGGGATTCCTGCAAGATGTTCGTCCTGAACGAACTCAAGCGCATGAACGATTGGCTGGCAACGATGAGTAAGGACATCGGAGATATTTCCATCCAGATGACGGCCCTCAAAATCAAAATGGCGTTTATTGGTGCCGCGGCCGGTCTCATCGTGTCCGCGATATTCAGCCTCATCGTCAAGCTCTCGGTGAAATAGCATGAAGCCCAAGCTCGACCCGAAGGCGAACGCCGTGACGCGGGTTGATCAGGCCCTTGACCATTCCCGCAAAGGTCCTGTTATTCGCGTAGCCTTCGCTGGGGTCATCAAGTCCATCCGAACCGCCATTGACGCAGTCGGGGACAAGATCGGGGCGATCAATATTTCATTCCGGCCCGAGGGGAATGTCATCGCCGATCTCGACGCGATTCATAAGCCGGATGCCGAAATTTTTGTTGTGATAGTGGAAAAGGGAAATGAGTAAGCTCGCGGTAAAAAGCCGTAAAAAACCACTCAAGCCGAGGGGAAAGCCTTTCGAGCCCGGCAATAACGCCAACCCCAACGGCCGTCCCAAGGGAAGTAGGAACAAGGAATATCCGTTCCTGGAAGACTTCTTTTCCATCTATGAGGAATTTGGAGGTAGGGACGGATTACGCGACAGGATTAAGGGAAACAAGCGCCTTATGGCGAAGTTCGATTCAACCGTCATCGATATGGCCCAGAAGCAACTCCCGGACAAGATCGAGCACTCCGGAACCGCCGGCGGGCCGATGGTCATGATCATGTCGAGGCCGGGGAAATGACAGACGCCCAAACTCTTTACGAGGCGACAGATAGGCAGGACGTTTTCCATGCCGCGCCCGAGATGTTCAAGCTCTATGGCGGAGCGATGGGGGGCGGAAAGACCGTAGCCATCTGCGCTGAAGGTATCGCGCTTTCGAACGACTATCCCGGAAATCGCGGATACATATGCCGGCACACGCTGACCAGCTTCAAGAAAACGACGTTCCTCGTGCTTGATGCGATGCTCCAGCGCTCCGGACTTATCGTCAAGCACAATCAATCCGAACATTTCTATGTACTCCGTGGCGGGTCAACGATTTTTTATGGCGGACTCGGGGACGATACCAACGCCATCGACGCCTTGAAGTCAATGGAGTTGGGCTGGTTTGGGATCGATGAAGCATCTGAGACGACGGAGAAATTCTTTCTCATGCTCGCGTCTCGTCTTCGCCTGAAACTCCCGAACATCAAATACTTTGGGATCATGGCGACAAATCCCGATCCTGGTTGGCTGAAATCGCGGTTCATCGACCGCCACAGCCCGAATCATGTTTTTATCCCAGCGCTCCCGAAGGATAATCCGTATCTCCCGACGGATTATGTCGATCGGTTGCGGGACGTGTTCCCGGACGATTGGCAAGCGCGATTCATCGAGGGTGACTGGGCGGCGTTCGAGGGGACGAGCAACGTCTTCCCCTATCAGGCGATTCAGGCGGCGGTCGAGCGCGACCTGCCCGAAGGGAAGCCGGTAGAGGAGGGCGTTGACGTGGCCAGATATGGCGACGATGAAAGCGTGATCGCCGTTCGAAAAGGCCCGGTCGGGCGCATTAAAAAGACTTTCAAGAAAAACGACCTCATGGAATTGACCGGGGAGATCATCCAGGCCAAGGCAGAGGATAACGCCGAAGCGTTGAAGATCGATGCTGACGGCATGGGCGGCGGGGTCGTGGACAGGTTGCGCGAGCTCAAGCATAGCGTTGTCGAGATTCATGGCGGCGGCAAGGCGACCAATTCCGAGAAGTTCAGGAACATGAAAGCCGAGATTCATTGGGCCTTCCGGGATCGGCTGATTTCTGGAGATATCGACCTCCCTGATGACCTGGAATTGAAAGCACAACTAACATCCATAACCTACCGCGTCGCGTCATCCGGGCAACTGGAAATCACACCGAAGGAAGAGATGAAACGCAAGGGGCTCAAGAGCCCGGACCGGGCAGAGGCGATGATTTACGCATTCGCCCAGGATTGCAGTCCGAAGGCCTACGCCGCCTTCGCCGAGAAGTCGTTTTACTGAGGAAATAGATGGCATTCATAACCCGAAAGCGACAGATTCAGGAATTGCAAGCGGAGAACCGAAGGCTCGCCAAGACCCAGGAGCTTATCGTCGAACAGATGGACAACATCCTCACCGTCCAGGTTGAGGAGAAAAAGAATTATACGGGCAACCGATACAAAACCGCGGGCGTCGCCGTCCGCGAGCTGGCCCGCAAATACACAGGCCTCGCCGACTGGGGCACGCTCCAGGTCGGGAACATCATCGATCTCCGCGCCGCCTATATCGTTGGCCAGGGCATCAAGATTAGCAAAGTTCTACCGAAGGACGCGGATGACGCAACGAAAGCGGCCGCCGATGACGCCTATGCCTTCGCGGATCGGTTCATTAAATTCAACAGCCTGGATCATGAGCTCCCTCAGTCGCTGGCGCGTGAGGCCGAGATCGAGGGCAAGACTTTGCTCAAGATATTCCCGGTCCCATCCGAGGACGCCGCGGCGATTGCCGGAACCGATGTCGGCCTGCGGTGGATCTCGTGGACATCGAACGGCTACACGGTCACAACCGACACAAAGGACTATCTGAAAATCGAGGGCGTCGAATGGAGCGGCGAGAAGCTGCTCCCCGATACCTGTGTCTTCAAGCGATTCGCCGGGCGTCTGGATATGCCAAATGATTCCATGCCCAGGACCGCGAAGTGCCTGACGCAGATCGAAGACCTGGACATGGCGCTCTGGGATTGGCGGCGGATCAATTACCTGTACGCCGCGCCGACGCCGCATGTCGAGTGCAAGGACGCGCAACAGGCCAGGGAAATCAACGAGAGCGTCGGGGGCGCCAACTGGAAGATCGGCAAATTCTTCGCCCACACCGGCGTCTTCAGCTATGCCCAGCCGTCGGCGGAAGGGCAGAAGGCTATCGAGTCGGAAATCCTGACGAAGATGAAGCTTATCAGCGGGACTACGGGCGTCCCCATCAACGCCCTGGGCGCCCCGGAGCTCACGACGAAGCTCGGGGCCGACTCTCAAGCCCAGCTCGACCTCATCGCCATGTCGACGGTCGAGGAAAGGGAAGTCTGGCGGGGCGGGTATCAGGAGCTCATCGAAAAGGCGATGAAGCTCTGGAACGCGGAGACGAAGAAGACGCCGCTCCGACCCGAGCTCATCAGGGTTGACCTCGTTGTCGTCACGGCGGAGCAATGGCGGCGGATCACCGACATTTGGCTCCCGCTCAAGAATAGCGGCGATATCACGCGCAAGACGCTTCTCTCCCAGGTGCCCGGGCTCGATGTGGAAGCGGAGCTTGATGAGCTGGAGAACGAGGACGCGGCGAGCCTCGATAAGTTCTCGGGCGGGAATGAGCCGGACCCGAACGCCGATCCCAATGCCGATCCGAACGCGCCCGCAGACGGCGGGGCTGGCGGGAACGGTAACGGCAAGATGGGCGGCTTGACCGGGCAAACGCTCCGTTACAAGAGCAACCCTGGCAACATCGCGAAGAAAGGACAACCCGCATGATGATCACAACGCGAAATCTGAAACAGCCGGCGGCGGTAGAGCCGAAGAAGCTCAACATTATCACGACCGCTATCATCCCGAACGTGCCGAAGGACGCGCCCGCGCCCGTTGGCGACGGGTTCGCCAAGATGATCACCACGCACGACGAGCCGAAGGCCGCGCCTGGGGCCCCCTTCGTCCGCGACGTGGACGATATGGCCAAAGACAAGGTCGAGGTGAAGCTGGGCGAACCGTTCGACCCCATGAAAACGATTTACCCGCCGAGGCGTGACGTGGTGAAGATCGGCGAGCCGATCGACGCTCCTCTGCCTGTAGTCCCCGCGCCAGCGCCCAAGCCCAGGAAGCCGCGCAAGGCCAAGAAGGGCTGAACGTGAAGCAAGAACACAGGAAGAGGCTCGAAAAACTAGAGGCGGCGCTATTGCCGAAGCCTGTCCGGGACCCCAGAAACGAGCCCGTGAGGTTTAGGCCTTGCACAGAACGAGATGCCGCCAAGACGGCCATCCTTGTCCGGGCAGTCAATGCAGTCGGGGGGTTAAGCACGGCCGTTATCATTCTTGATGAGGCCAAGAAGTACGGTTGGAAGTCGAGGGAGGCGGAATAGCCCAAGGACAAGAGAATGCGCGTAAAAATCTGCGGAAAACTTCAAGAGATGGCGGCCGAGGAAGTTCTCCGCAACGTTTCCGCGCTGGATTACAGGCGGATTATCAAGGCCGACCCGAAAGCCTGCTTTAAGGCCTTTTGTATCGGGCATGAGGGCGAATCGTCCGGGAAAGTTATCGGAATCGGGAAGGTCATTAAAAAATGGGCGCGCGCCGCGATTGAAAAAATGACGAATGTTCTGGAAGTGGGAACCAAGGTTTTCCACCTCCATGAAATGACGAATGACCACGAGGGCCGCAACCCCATCGGGGAAGTCGTCGGCAAGTCAATGTCCGACGTGGCTGGAAAATTATCAAGTATCGCAATCATGTATATCTACCCGGAATATAAAGACGTTCCATTGGACGTGGCCTCCATTGAGGCCGACATTACTGTTCCCGAAACGATTAACCCTAACACCCGGAGTGTTGAGGTTGACGTTGACGAGATAACGGGCGTTGCCCTGGGCAACTCCCAGATCGTAAAGCCGGGGTTCGCGGGAGCGACATTGCTTGCAACGATGCAAGAGTTCGCCGACAACGCGAGTCACGAGAAACCCCCCAAGGAGGGAGAAAAACCGATGACCAAAGCAGAATTGATTGCGGCCATTCGAGAAGCGAAGCTCACCCTTTCGGACCTTTTCAGCCCGAGAGAGATCGCCGATGACTCCGCCGTCCAGGACGTCATTCGAGAAAAGCGTCGGAACGAGGATGGATTCGAGGGGCGGGTGTCCGCGAAGCTGGAAGCCGAGAAAGCGAAGCTCGAGCAGGACAAGAAAGACCTGCAAGCCAAGCTCGATACGGCGAACCGGGCCACGCTCAAGACCCGTGCCGCCGAAGCCCTCAAGCCGGCCATCGAGAAGCGCAAGTTGGATGAGAAGCAGTCCGCCTTCATCCTGAAGAACGCGGCCAAGTTCGACCCCAAGAGCGAAGACACGCTCGGGAGCGATCTGGACAAGTTCCTAGACTCGCAGATCGATGACATGAAGGTCTATGCCGAGGTTTACGGCATCAAGGGCGGGGAACCGGGCAAGGCGGGCGTCCCCGCTGGCAAGGCGGGCGACACGTCCGTTGAAGACCTCCTTACCCCCGACGCACTCAAGGACGAACCGAAAAAGTAAATCTACAAGGAGAAATCACATGGCCGAAACTGGCCTCATGCTTCGATGCGACGGTGCGCGACAGGAATCGTTCATCGTCACCGCACCTTCCCCCGGCGTAACCGCCGGACAGGCCGACCTCATCCACGACACCGTGGGCGTCTATGCCCAGACCGCAGCCACGGGCGAGGAAGTCGCTTTCATTTACCGCGCCTGCAAGATACTCGTCCCCAAGCGGGTCGGCTCCACCAACGGCATCCTGGAAGCCGGCGACAAGGTCTACTTCGACCACGCCGCCGCGGACTTCTCGAACGACAGCTCCGGCAACGTCCTCTGCGGCATCTGCCCCAAGGCCGCCGGCGCAGCCGACACCACCATGCTGATCGACCTCTTCGGGTTCATCGGTATCTGAGGGAGATAACATGAGCATACTCATCAAAGACTGGCAGAAGTTCAACTTCAAGGACCCCGCTCACCTCAATCAGCTCGCCAAGAACCTCGGCAAGTTCCTCACCGGTCCCTCGACCGAGGAATACCGGAGCACCGTCGCCAAGATCCAGGAGTTCGCAACTCCCGGTGACTTCCCGACTTCCGTCCTCGAAGTCCTGGCGAAGTTCCATCAGACCACGCCCTACGACATGGGCTGGCAGCAGATCTTCAAGGTGCTCGATCTCACCGGCTCGAAGCGCAACGGCTTCGACCTCTCCGACGTGACGAGCGGCCTCACCTTCGACAAGATCCCGGTCGGCGGGAAGCTCGAAGTCAAAAAGATGTGGGGCGAGAAAGCGCACGTCTTCTTCGACAACTACGGCGGGGCGCTCGGCTGGAGCCAGAACCTCATCGACGACGAAGAGTACTGGACCCTGGAAGACACGGCCATCGAGTTCCGGAACGCGGCCTATTACAAACAGGCCTCCGTCTTCTACGCCCTGATCGAGGCCGTCGCCGCCACCGGCGCCGTCGCCTGGCAGACCCATCCCGACGCCGTCGCTTCGGGCGCGGCTGGCTATCATGCCGGGCGCGACATCGCCACCATGAACGCGGCCGCCCAGCAGATCCTCCTGGCCGTCGGCAGCAAGGGCTACAACGCGACGCCCCAGAACGCGACGTTCATCGTTCTGGCCCCGCTCCAGCTGCAGCAGCGCGTCAAGAACGCCCTGGCCATCCAGCTCCAGTCGTTCGCGGGAAGCCCCAATCAGGCGAATTTCGCTTTCCGTCCGCTCATCGCCACTCCGGGGATGCTGGCGGACACGTCTCACGCCTGGGTCATCCTTCCCGGCAACAAACTCGTGGCCGGCATTCGGCAGGACCTCAAGTATTACTCGTCCTTCGACATGCTGTCCAACACCGCCGCGCAGGCCGGATGGATGCGCTACGGCGGCGCGATCGGCGACACGGACCAGGTGGTCCGCATCGCGTTCGCCTGAGTCTGAGGGGTACGAGAAAAAGTAGAAACGCGGGAGCGGGTCAGAAATGGCCCGCTCCCGTTTTAACCACAAGAAACGAAATGAGCGCAATGATTCGAACGAACGATCCCCGCGTGAGCCGGATCATGGCCCAGAAGCAGGGTCAAGCCCAGGTCATGAATGGGCGGACCTATCGGGCTGTTCCGTCCGCCTCGTCCTTCGCGGACCGCTTCCCCGACGGCGCATGGCGTGGCCAGCGGTGCTTCATCGTCGGCGGGGGGCCCAGCCTCAAGGGCTTCGACTTCAACCGATTGCGCGGCGAGCGCGTTATTGCCATCAACAAGGCATTCTATGATGTGCCGTTCGCGGACGTGATGTTTGCAATGGACCGGCCGCTATTGGATCTCATCATGGAGGGCAAACTGGGCGAGGACTATAGGGCGGCCTTCGAATCCTTCCCGGGCGCGAAGCTCTGGCTTGACCTCTCCGGGTATTCGTATCCGGCGGGCGTCTATTCCGTACCCACGGCTGGCGCGACGGGATGGACCAAGAGCATCAAAGATGGGCTGATTCACGGAAATAACAGCGGCTATGGGGCGCTGAACCTGGCGCTCTGCCTGGGCGCGGACCCGATCTATTTGCTCGGCTATGACTGTAAACGCGGAGATGACGGTTCAAAGAATTATCACAGCGGCTATCCTTCCGGGTCGAACCCGGATGCGATGAATATATTCAAACGAGAAATCGAAGCGGGGGCGAAATTGGAACAGGCGATATCTCACAAGGTCATCAACCTCAATCCCGAATCGGCGCTCAAGTGCTTCGAATTCGGGAACGTAGACGATGTCCTGGCCAAGACGCCGAAGTCGACGGGTGACAGGATCACGGCGATCACGCCGACGGGAGACCGCCCGCTCGCGTTCCGCCTCTGCCGGGAGTGGATGGCGAACCAGACGCGAAGGCCAGATCAATGGCTGATAATCGACGACGGGAAAACGCCGATTGAATTCGACTCGACCTGGTTCAATTCGGTTATGCCCGGAGTTGCCGTTGGCATTCGCCGGGAACCTCGGCGAGATGACCCCCTGCACACCCTTGACCTGAACCTCAAGGCGGCGCTCCCGCATATCACCGGCGACAAGATCCTCATCATCGAGGACGACGAATACTACGCCCCCGGCTACGTCGAGGAGATGGCACGGCGACTTGATCAGGCCGAGGTTGTCGGGATTTGCCGGAGCAAATACTACCACTTGCCGACGGGCGGATATCAGCAGATCGGGAACGTCGGGCACGCCTCGCTTGCCCAGACCGGATTCCGATCCTCGTTTCTCCCGGTCTTCGGTTCGCTCATCCAAAACGGCGACAACTCCAAATGGCCGGACGATAAACTCTGGCGGCACGTCCAGGCGACGGCGGGGAAGGCCAGCGCAATCAGGGCTCAGCTCTTCGTCGACGATCAAACCCCGCTCTATGTCGGTATGAAGGGCCTCCCCGGGCGCGGGGGGATCGGGGCGGGTCACAAAACCTCGATGTACCACGCCACGGACAAGGACCGGAGTCAGCTCAAGGCATGGATTCCGCGTGACTATCAGGTCTATCTGGATATCGTCTCCGAATGTTTGACCGACCGGAACGCCGACGAATATTTCCGGAAGCGGAAGGATGCTCAGGAAGTCTTCCTGAGCGTTCCTTCGACGTTCGACGATCTTTTGAAATCCTTGGAGCGCGACGGCAAGCGCCTTAATCAGCACACCCCCGAATGGAAGGCGTATCTCGAATTCGCCGCCGGTTACTTCAAGGCCCGGGGCATCGCGCGCCCGCTCGTTGTCGAAATCGGGATATTGGATGGGGCCCAGCGCCGCTTTTATGAGACCCTCATGGGGGCCGAATACATCGGGATCGACATCAACTCCAAAGGCCCGGCGGACATCGTCGGGGATTCGTCCGCTCCCGAGACCTTGGCAAAACTAAAGCACAAGATTGGAGGGGCCGCGATCGATCTTCTTTTCATCGACGGCCTGCACACCTACGCCGGCGCGAAGTCCGATTATGAGATTTATGGCCCGCTCGTCCGGCACATCATCGCAATCCACGACATCCACACGCCCAAGATCGGGCCAAAGGATCCTGTCGAAGTCTGGCGGCTCTGGGGCGACATCCTGGCCGGGAACAAGACCGATACGATTATCACCGTTCAGCGCCACAATCCGAGGCGTCCGGATGAGTTCAACGGTCGGCCGCTGGGCATCGGAATTCTCGTCAAGGACGCACCGGAAGCCCTGACCCCCTCCCTGGGCACCACCCCGAGGGCAAAAGCCCCCCAGAAATGCGTAGAACGCAAGGGCGAGCCCTCCCAGGTGCCGAAACCGACCGTCTCCGTCATCTCCCGCTGGCACAATGAGCAATTCATGGCCCCGTTCTTCCTCGGCCACTACGCCTTTGCCGATGAAATCATCATCATGCTCGACAAAAGCACGACGGACCGGAGCGCGGAAATCATCGACCTCTATCCCAACGCCCGCTACGAATACTTCGATCACGGCGGGAAGCTGAATGATCGACTCCTGGCCGACATGATGAGCGACCTGGCCGCGTCCCTGAAAACGGATTGGGTCATTTACGCCGACGCCGACGAGCTGGCTTTCCCGGAGGACGGGGAGGACGCGCGGGAGGTACTCGCCAAGGCCGACGGCAACCTGATCGAGACCTTGTTTCGCTGGGTCTATCGCCATGCGACGGAAGAGGACCTTGACCCCTCGAAACCCGCCGCCCCCCAGCGCCGGCACGGGGGCCCCTATACGATTGTCCCCAACCCGAGCGACAAATTCATGAAACCCTGCATCGTCAAGCCGGAGGCGGGGGTCCGCTGGGGCGTGGGCCAGCACGACTACAAGAAGAATCCGAAGGTCAAGGTTTCGTCCATTAAATTCTCGGGCGCTCATTGGCAAATGGCCGACGTTGAAGAGGCCGTTCGGCGGTACAACAAAAACAACGATCGCCTGAGCCCCGAGAATGTCAAAAGCGGATGGGGCGTCAAAAACTTTACGGAAGCCATGATCCGCGAGGAATGCTCCAAGCATCTCAATGATCCCATCGTTATCTGAGGAAACAATGAACATCAAGAAATACGACGAGCTCATGGCCGCCCTTCCCGAGCGCGGCGACCTCATGCAGGAAAACACGGAATGGTTCGCCTACTTGGAATTCGTCTCCGCCTATTTCAAGAGCCGGAAGATCGTCCGGCCCCTGGTTGTCGAAATCGGAATCTACCGCGGCGCGACCCGGGCGTTCTACGAACAGATTCTAGGCGCGGAGTACACCTGCATCGACATCAATGCGGAGTATCACCCGGACATCCTCGGCGACAGCAAGGACCGGGCGACGTACGACGCGCTGACGGATCGGCTCAATGGCCGGTTCATCGACCTCCTCTTTATCGACGGGGATCACAAATACGAGGCCGCGAAGCGGGATTATGAAACGTATTCGCCGCTGGCCCGTCACCTGGTAGTCCTCCATGACGTCATCGCCCGGCGCGACGGCATGGAATCCGTCATCGAAGTCTTCCGGCTCTGGGAGGAAATCGTAGCGACGGAAAGCACGATCGTCTTCAAGGGGCCGGGCTGGGTATGGCCGGGAAAGATGTACCCGTGCGGCGTTGGAATCATCTTCAAGGACGGGAAGCAGATCAATGGCGAAGTGGCCGGGATCGGGGTTGTGCTGAAGGAACAGGCGGGAGAATAGCATGAGCGGCGAAATAGGCTATATTTCCATCAGTGCGGCCGATTTGTATTTTTCGACCCGTCTTTTCGCTGACGCCTGGACGTCTATCCCGGCGGACTCGAATAGCGTCAAGAAGACGGCGGCGCTGACGACCGCCCATGACCGGCTGTATTACTCGGGGCTGTTCGACCTCCCGACGCTGGCGGCGGCTCCGGCCGATGAGCTCGTCGTCCTCCAGAAGGCGCAGTGCGAGCTTTCGCTATATCTCCTTCAACATTTGGCTGACGAAGACCGGCGCAAGGGGCTCCAGGCCCAGGGCGTCACGGCGGCCGGGATTGTCAAAGAGACCTACGGCGGCGATATGATGTCCCTCCCGATTCCGCCCATCGTCGCCTCTATCCTCGAGGACTATTCGACGGCCGGCTCAGGATTCGAGGTTTCGAGCATCGACCGCGACGAAGACGACGACAGGATGAAGATCTGATGCCTAAAACCGTTGGCCTTGTCCCGATGAAAGCGCAGATCGAGCGGATTCAGTCTGCCTACGCGGGCGCGGCCAAGCGGATCGTCGATGTCCTGTCCGCTCTCGACCCGGCGACGTTCACGACCGTAGAACACGGCGCGGCGTTGCGGAAGGTCAAGGAAATCGTCCTCATTCTCAACGATCAGGTCCGTATGTGGGCGCCGGCGGCGATCCGGGCCGCCTACGACGAAAGCGCGGCCATCGCCCGGACGCGGCTCGAGCTCATCGGCGCGAAGCAACTCCCGGAATGGAAGTACAACCCCGCCCGGCACGATCGCAAGATTGCGCTGCTCGTCAAGACCGTTAGCCGTGACTTCTTCAAAGCGAATCTGACGATCGAGAAGACCGCCCAGAAGTTCCTTGGCGTCATGGCGCAGGCGGCGGCGGGTGTCGCCAAGGTTGCGGCTCAGATCCAGGAATTCGATTCCGCCGAAGTGGCAAACTTCATTAAGCGAATGATGGCGGCGGCGCTATCGGCAAAGACAAAATACAACGCGGGCCAGGCGCATCTCACGGGCAAAGACATCGCCGGAAAGATCATGGGCAAGCTCAAAGACATGATCGGGGGCGGAAATTTCATAACCATAAATGGCAGGAATTACAACCTGGAATCGTACTCCGAACTTGTCGCCCGGACGCGGATGCGCGAGGCCGCGACGGAAGCGACGATCGAGCAGAGCAAGCAGTACGAAAATGACCTGGTAGAAGTTCCCGAACATGCCAGCGTGTGCGAGGAGTGTATCCCGCATATCGGCAAAGTGTTTTCGATTTCCGGTAATCACCCGGACTACCCGCCTCTTCCGGACGGCGGTCCCCCCTGGCATCCGAATGACTGGTGCTATATTAATCCGACATCAGAGCTGGCCCTGAGCTGGAGGGGCAAATGATCGGGGCCTATCTGATACACCCCTTGACCCTGAAACGGCTCGTTTCGCTCGATCAATGGAATACCGCCATTTGGGTCAACGTCCCCTTCATGGGCCGCATGGACCGAGGCTCTAAACTGGTCCGCAATGCCCAAGGCGAGCAAGTTGTATCGGCGGCCATCGTTCTCATCCCGGCGTCCCTTATTTCTATTACGTTGGCGGATCAGATCATCGACGCCGATGGAAACGAACACGCCATTATCACACTTGACCCGGTGTCTGGCTTCTCGTTCTCGCACTGGGAAGCGGCCATCCAATGAGCGAAAACGACGGCTTCACTCTCGATTTCACGGAATTCAACAAAACCTTTTTTCAATATGCCGAGCATGACGCACCTGACGCCGTAAAGGCCGGGCTGTTTGAAGCGCTCGGGGAACTCAAGCATGACGCCGATGAAGTGGCCCCGAAGACGCCATATCTTGACGGCCATCTTCGAGCGGAACACACGAAGGTCATGGAACAACTGGCCGATGTAATTCGGGGTACCCTTACCTTCCTTATGCCCTACGCGGCGCGGATGCACGAAGGACTTCCGACTTGGAACTGGACGCAGACAAGGGCCGGCGGCGGGGTTGGGCCGAAGTATCTGGAAAATAAAATGGTGAGGAAAGACCTGCGGGATAAATATATGGGAATTGTCGCGGCGCGGATCAGGAAGACGACGGAGAAATGACGTGCTAAAGGAACTGGCCGTCTGGCTCCGGGACCGCATAAACGGGCTGGGTACCTCGCCCGCGCTCGTCATCGGCGGAAACCTCCAGGTCGGATTCCGTGCCTTGGATGCGCCCGTCCGGTGCCATGCCCTCATCGAAAACGGCGGCCCCTCGGATTTCGATTTGCCCTACAGAAAAGACATGATGCTCCAGATCGTGACGCGCGGGGATCGGTATCAATATGAGCAAACCAGCGCCGACACATGGGTAATTTACAACGCCATTCACGGTACGTCCGGGTGGACGATAGGACCGCTATCCTCCGGAGGACAGCAGTACAAAATATGGTCTATCGGCGCCCTGGCCAAGCCTCAATATATCGGTCAGGATGCGAAACTTAACCACGAATTCTCGACGAATTACCTTATAACCGCGAGTCCCTTATGAACACGAATGAACGGGCGCAAGCCCTTCAGATATCCCAGACCATAGGAGGTCAAAATGAGTGGATTTCCTTTAGGTGAAGTCGGCCCCGTCCAGGTCAAGTTCAATGGCGTGGACTTGGGTTACACAAGGGGCGGTGTGACGTTCGAGCACAAGGAAGAGACCGTCGCGATCACTTACGATCAGACGGGCAAAAACGTCATGAATCGGATCGGCATCGGCGGGACCGCAACCGTCAAGCTCGGACTGGCCAATCCCACGCTGGCCCAGCTCGAGGACATCATTCCCGGCGCCACGATCGACGCCGACGGAATGATCGTCAAGGTCAGCGTCGGCGTGGACAAGCGGGCGACGGCGGCTCATGAGCTGATCCTGACCATCATGGCCGGAGTTGCGCCCTCAACCGATCCCGATGCGACGCTCGTCATCTTCAAGGCCATTCCTACGTATGAAGGCTCCCTGAAGTTCGACGAATCGAACCTGCGGATGCACAACATCACGTTTGAGGCGATCCCTGACGACCTGTCCACCAACCTCAACGGGCTGTACCGCATCGGCCTCCCGACTCCTTGATCGGGCCGAGGTGAAGTCGTGAAGCGATTCGTTATCGAGACTTCTCTTTTCGAGCCGTTCGAGGTCCAGATCTACGACAAGGTCTATGTGACCCAGCCGATGTCGGCGAAGCTCATCCGGGAGATCAACGACCTCGAAGCCCAGAAGCGGGACAAGAAGATCCCGGAGCTGGATGCGGTGGTCAAGATCTGCGCTCTCATGTTCGGCGTGGATTCCGTCGAGCTCGACTCGATTGACCTCCGGGCGCTGACCCCCGCGATGGGATATGTTTTCACCGCGATGAACGAGGGCAGGCCGAAGGGGAAGGTGGCAGCGGAACCGGAAACCCCAAAAGCATAAGGGAGGCCCGGGGAGGGCAATTCGCGGTCATCGCCGCGGCCTTCCCCGGCCTCTTCTCGTATCACGCTTTACTGAATCTCGATGTCAGGGATTTGGAGTACTGGGTCAATGAGTCCCAAAAGAAACTCGTCTACGACAAGATCAAAGCGGCCATCGCCGCCCGCATGGGCGTGGCGACGGACGAAGGATTTCAAAAGATGATCCGGGACTATGAAAGCCAAGTCGCCGCGATTGATCGGGCGTTCGCTGAGGCGACGGGCGGGACTGTGGTGCCGGTCCGCAAGATCACGAGCTGGCTTGACGTGATCGGACAGAGAAAAGGATAACCGAGCATGGCCTTTGACGCCGGGGCAATAGTCGGACGGATGGAGCTGGCCCTTGACGGCTGGAAGAAGTCTGTCGAAACGGTCAAGGCCGATCAACAAAGCATGACCGGCTTTGCTCTCCGGCATAGCGAGGAAATCTCAAAACTCGGTAAAGAGTTCGCCATCGCGGGCGCGGCGATCACCGGCGCACTCACCGCCATTGTCCTCAAGACCGTCGAATCCGAGCACGAATTCGAGCACATGTCCGAAAAGACGGGCATGTCCACCGAGGAATTGTCGCGCCTGTCCCTGACCGCTCAAAAGGGCGGAACGGATATCGGGTCGATGGTTATGGGGCTGAAGTTCCTGGCCGCGCAAATGGTTACGACGGCCGGGGCGACGGATAAGCAATCCACCGTCTTGGGCGCGATGGGAATTTCGGCGACGGACGCCAACGGCAAGCTCCGGCCGTTCAGCGATATCCTTCCCGAAATCGCAAATCGCTTTGCGGGCATGGAGGACGGTGCGGTTAAGGTTCGGCTGGCCGTCGCGCTGTTCGGCAGGGCCGGGATGGACATGATTCCGACGCTGAACTTGGGAAGTGCGGGATTCAAGGAGAATGCGGAGCTGGCGTCCCGGTTCGGGACCGTCGTTTCCGAGAAAGCGGCGAAGGCGGCGGCGGAATTCAAAGACAAGATGATCGACCTTGGGGCTTCATCTACTGGCGTGACGCGGGCACTTGGCGAAGCGCTTATGCCCGCCGCCGAGGGCTTGATCATTAAGCTTACGGATACGGTCGTCAAGATCAAGGATTGGATCAAAGAAAATCCCGCATTGGTTTCGAGCGTCCTTAACTTCGCGGGTGCGCTGGGGATCGGGCTGACTGCGGGCGGGACGTTCCTCATCGTCGTGGCTAATATTGCCAAAGCTCTGGCAATCCTAAAGATTCAAGCATCCATTCCGATCATGATCACGGTCGGCGTAATTGGGGGCCTCGCTCTCAAAGAAGCGTTCGATGTGGTTATGGATTTTCTCAACGATAGTACCTATAGCAAACTCCCGGAGCATGCGAAAGCCGTCGCCAACACCAAGGCAGACTGGGAAAAGCTCATAGGCACGTTGGGAGAGTATCCCACCGTCATCAAGTCGATTGAGGCTGGGCTCAAGGCGCAGGGCGTGACCGCTATCGAATCCGGGAAGATAAACGAAAAGCTTATCGATATCTGGAAATCCTATGGATACGACTCAAGGGCGGCGATGCAGGCGGTCCTCAACGGGGATGCTGGACCGGCTGTCAAGAAACTTCTCGAAGACCTGATGAAGGCCCACGGAGGCGCGGCGCTGGCCGTCGCTGGCCATGTGGAGAAATCCAAGGAGCTTTCTAGTGAAACCAAGAACTCGAACGATGAAATTAAGAAGCTTACTGACGATGCTCTCAAGAAATTAGAGGAGGCATTAAAGCCGGCCGGCCAGGCTACCAAGACCGCCGCCGAAGCGCTCGCGGACTTGGCCAAGAATACCGAGGCCACCTATCCGGCCACGGACAAATTAACGACGGCCCTCCTTGCGGCTGCGGCTTCCGGCAAGCTGACGGCGGACGACATGAAGCCCGCCCAAGACCGCCTCATCGAATTAGCGGACGCGATGAATGGCCACGTCTCCCCGGCCTCCGCCAAACTCGTTGAGGACCTGAAGCGGCAGAGAATAGAAACGGCCGCCGTGGCCAAGGGGATCGAGGAATTCCAGAAGGACCTCGAGGACCTCAAGGAACCTTACGGGAAGGCCACGTCCGACGGCTTGGATAGGGTGTTCGCCCTCGAAAAAGAAAAGAGCTCGACCGATTGGCTCGCAGGGGCGACGTCCGACCTTCAGAGGGCTTACAACGAATTCAACGCTGGTCACATGCTGACGCAGCTCGATGCCCTGCGGATCGCGACGGACCAGCTTTGGAAGGAGGCCCAGGCCAAGGGCAAGCCGGTCATGTGGATGCCGGACCCGGAGGACGTGGCGAAGCGGGCGAAAGAAATCCTGACTGCCCAGCAAACCGGAACGAAAGCCCTTGCCGCCGACTGGGGGAAGGTCAACGAGCAGATCCAGGCTGACTTCATCCGGTCCGTAGGGTCAATTATAACGGGACAGACGACCTTGGCCGAGGGGTTCAAGTCGCTTTTATCGTCCATCACGAATGTGTTCATCAGCGGCTTTGGAAACCTTGTTAAAATCGGCCAGGATGCCGATAAAAGTCTCGGGGATAGCGCTACCGACGCCCTGAATGGTATCACTTCAACGACCACGGGAACCCTCAGCCTCATCGGCGCCGCATTTAGTTTTGCCCAAGCTGGGATGGCTGCGTATTACAAGCAGATGGCAGAGCTCGATAAAAAGGCGCTAGAGGGGGCAACCAACAGCGTCCAGCAGGCATACGCCTTCCTGGGGAAGATCTCCGATGAACTCGCTAAGAAGATGTTTGACTTCTCCGTCAACAACAGCCTTGCCGCGACTGAAGCCAAGTACCTTGGCGACATGATGAAAGAGACGGGAATCACAGCCGAGAATTTTGATATCTATCTCTCCAAGGCGACGAACACGCTGACGCTTTACGAACAGGGAGCACTCACGGCGGCGGACGCCACGAAGCTGGCCGATGACCAATTCGGGCAGCTGCTAGAGGCTGCCAAAAAACTCGGGACCGAAGGCTCGGAGGCGATGATTAACTTCATCAAGACCGCCCGCGCCGATGGACTCGAGCTCGCATCGATCAACGCCTATGTTATTGAAAATCTCAACAAAATCCCGGCCGCCCTGACAACGATGATCGCGGCCTCCGATAATTCCGCGGACTCGCTCAAGGGGCTTGGGCAGATCGCGCTCACCACGTTCGAGGGGATGGTCGCGGCGGGCGTTCCGTACTATGACGCGATCACGGCGATGGCCGATCCTCTCGCGGCGCTGGCTAAGAAATATGAGGATCTTGGATTAGCGGCCGATCCGGCGCTTGCGGAACTGATGAAGATCGTAGGCGTTACGAAAGAGCACAAGGAGCTTTTCGACGCCATCAGCGCGAACGATACGATCCTCAAGGCGCTTTCGAATAGCGGGTATTTGACCGCCGATACCATGAAGACGTTGACCAAAAACGCCGTGGATTATCATGCCCAACTTATCGCAAATGGTATGACAGAGGACCAGGCGCTTCATGCGATGAAGGGCTCGCTCCAGGACATTTACGACGCCTCGGTTGCCAACGGCATCCCGCTCGATGAGAACACGCAAAGGCTGGTCGACCAGGCGAAGGCGGCGGGGCTCGTTAAAGACAAGGTCGACATGGGCGATGTCGCAAACAAGACGCTAACCGTCCTCGAAAAAATCGCCGCGATGTTCGAGAAAATGTTCGGATTCGCGGACAGTACGAAGGGCGTGCTTGAGAGTATCAACGGCCAGACTTACGGCTACAACATGGCCGAGAACTGGTCGACGAATAACCCCGGCGATGGCGGCGGGGGCGGGGGAGGCGGCGGCGGAACCTGCTTCGTCGAGGGTGTACCGGTAACAATGGCCGACGGATCGAAGCGCCCGGGAGAACAAGTCAGGGTAGGTGACCCCGTCAGAGCCTACGATACTGAAACGAGGGAATTTCTGACGGACTACGTAGACGCGGTTATCGCCCACGAGCCCGGGGAAGTCAAGCAACTCGTTTGGATCAACGGAATCGGCGTCACGCCAGAACATCCATTCTGGATCAATGGCGTCTGGAAGCAGGTGGGCGACGCCAGGGTCGGCGATCACCTTATCTCCGATAGCGGCTGGGTTGTCGATGTCGCGACGAAGACCTGGGGGCCGGGCGGCGTCAAAGTCTGGAACCTCACGCTTAGAAATAAGACTCACGACTACTTCGCCGGCGGCGTGCTCGTCCACAACATCCAGCAAAAGCCGGAATATGCCCTGGGCGGCTTCGTTCCGTTCACCGGACCCGCGATGCTTCACGCGGGCGAATACGTCAACACACCGCAAGAGGTCGCGGCGATGACCAGGGGCGGCGCCGGCGGGGGATCCGGGGCGGGCGGGGGCGTGACGGTCAACCTCAACGGGCCGCTCATTTCGACGTCCGGAGTCTCGGAAAGCGATCTTCGCCGGGCGGGCGAAACTCTGTTTGATATCGTCGAGGGGGAGGCTAATCGCCTCGGGATGAGATTGGCCCGCGCCTGAGAGTAAATCATGCCTGACATTAAGCTGGGGATCTCCGGAAGCGAAGTGACGCTTCCGATCATCAATTCGTTGGGCGGGGCGGTCCCGAACGCAGAGGTCGCCCGGAATAAGGAAATCCAAAAAGCCGTCATGAGCGACGGATCGCCGCGCTATGGACTCCTGGCCATGAAGCGGGAATGGCCGCTCGAATGGGGATTGCTGACGTATGCGCAGGTCACGGCGATGATCGCCCTCCACGCCCTAAACGTGGCGCTCCGGTATCAGGATAATAACGAGAGTGCGACATGGTATGACGTGACGATCATCTCCTTTAGATACCGCCGGTTAAGAGGGATATCGTCGGCGACGACGAGCTGGTATTCGGCGAACATGGTTCTCGCGGAAGTATGAAATGCAGGGTCTATCAGGCGTGACGGCAGCTCAATTCAAAGCGTCCGTCCAGGCGCCTAAAGCCAAGTTGGAGATTTACTACGGCGGCGGATGGGTTGACCTGACAAACCTCGCGGGAAAAAACTATCTCAAGAGCTGGTCGATATCTTTAGGCGGGGCGGCGATGACGCCGACGCCCGTGGCCGGAACATGGTCGGCGGCGATCGATAACCCGGACGGGATCTTCTACCCGGCGAACACGGCGGGCGCCTACTACGATTATTTCACCACGGGCCGCAAGGTCCGTATCTCGGTCGGCGGAACCTATGGCGGGGTCGATGTTTATTGGCAGAGGATCATCGGCTTCATGGACTCGCCGAAATTCGCGGCTCAGATCGGCGGCGACGTCCAGCTCTCGGGGATGGACTACAACCAGTACCTCGCCGACTTCAAACTAAAGAGCCCAAGCAATTATTGGGGGACGAGCGTCACGAAATCGACGGCCATCAATGCGGCCGTGGAGCGCTGCGTCAACGGCGGATTCGACGCAAATACAAATAGCTGGATTGCCGGGGACGCTACGCTGGCGTCGGTAGCGGGCGGCGTTGCCGGAAACTGCCTCCAAATAATGCGGACGGGCGGCGGGTCACAATTCGCCTATCAGCAAATGACGGCCCTCCTAACCATCGGCCGAACCTATACGGTCTCGGTCTATGTGAAATCGGGGAGCGGGATCGAGCTCGTCCTCAATGGCGGTTTTTCTTCGGCGACGACGAGCTGGACTGGCGGCGACTGCACGCTTGCGAGCGTGGCCGGTGGGCAGTCGGGAAACTGCCTCCAGATCACGCGCACCGGAGGCGGATCGCAATACGCGGCCCAGACGATCACCGGGCTCATCGTTGGCCGGACTTATATTTTCTCGGCCTACGTCAAGAGCGGGACGAGCGGCGACGAGGCGATGGAGATCAACGTCTACAATGCGGCCGGGACGGGGACGCCCCTCGCTTCACGGGCCGGGACATCGACGGCAGCATGGGTCAAGCACTCGATCGTGTGGGTTGCGACGGAGACCGGCTGTCAGTTCGCGCTCAAGAAAATAACATCTACGGCGGGGACGATGCTGTTCGACGAAGCGTCTGCCATAGAAGCCGAGGTTAATGGGCCGTTCCAAATCTGCGTTTATAACGGGGCCGGGACGGGAACTCCGCTTGCAATGATAATCGGGGAAACGACCGACTCCTGGACTCAGTACAGCATGAAATTCGTGGCGACCGAAACGGGCGCTCAATTCGCGCTCAAAAAGGTAGACTCGCGACCCGTCACGATCCTGTTCGATACTGCCTCATTTTATGAGGAGCAGACCGGCGTCTATCGCTACGCCATGCCAGCGGACTGCAAGGGCATCTATTATGTCACCTGGAACACCTCCCCGATCTATAGCGGGACCGACTGGCTCTATGATGCGGTCACAAATGAATTCGTTTTTAACGCGGACAAGACGATCACGGCCGGCGTCAATAACCTGATCCTCTACTATTTCCAGACGCAGGTCCCGGAGAACGTCGTCGCGGACATCCTTGTATCGGCGGGGCTCTACGCGACCCGCGCGGCGGCGCTCGCGGCCGGAACCTTTACGGCGACGGGGATCACGATAGACCGGGTATCGTTCCCGGGCGGGAACTCGGCGCTCTATTCCATCGGTCAAATCTGCGAACGGTGCAATTATCGCTTCTTCTTCAAATACGACGGCACCCCAGCGTTCATCCCTGCCCCGGCCATCAAGGGCGGGGGGCTCGAGGACTTCGCGCTCGAGCAGAACCATATCGCCGGACCGTCGTACTACGAGGACACATCGGAATTATGGAACTTCATCGATATCGTCGGGGAGGAGAAGGCGCAGCCCATCGGCCTCGAGCAGACCGAGAAAAGCAATTACAAGGGCTCCGCCTCGAATTCCGCCTCGATCACGGCCGACGGCGAACACACGAAGTCGATATCGAACCACCTCTTTCAGTCCGACGCGATATGCGCGGCGATGGCGACAACGCTCCTGGCGCTTTACAAAGACAAGAAAAAATACATGTCCGTCAGAACGGAGTTTTTCGCGGTCCCGCTTGAGAAGGGGGATACGATCCGCGCCCAGGTCCGGCTGGCCCCGGCGGACGGGAAGGGCAAAAAATGGGGGACGTTCAAGTGGAGCGACGGGACGAAATGGGGCGGGAACGGGACCGTCCTGGTCCATCGCGGGAAAATCCGGGACATCAAGATCGACAACTTCAGCGCGACATATGTCCTCGAGCTCGCGCCATGAAAAAATTATGGCTCATTCCGTTATTTACCATGCTTATGTCCTGTTCTCTGTTTACCCCTACGAATCCGATCCTCTTGATCGGAGACAGCATCGTCGGGAATTTCCCCGTTGCCGAATTGTTGCCGGGCCGGAACCTTTCGACCTGGGGCATTTACGCGGCCTATATCGAAACGCTCTCGGACCGGATTCGGGACATCATCCCGCTCCGGTCCGGAAAGATCATCGTCGCCATAGGGATCAACAATCTCCAGCGCGGGGACGCGGTCGAGGAGATTGCCGCGCCCTACGACGCCCTGCTCGCCCGCCTCATCGAACAGTCGCCCATGATCACGATCATCGTTCAGGCCGTCCTCCCGAATATGGATGGGCGAATCTCGCGGGCCTACCTTGCGGCGGCGAACGAGGCGATACAGGAAGCCGCGTCAAAGCACGGCCTCGCGTTCATCGACCCGGCACCCGCCTTCCTCGACGTCGGCGGGAACGTCCGGCCGGAGTTATTCGAGGGGAGCGTTCACCTAACCCCGGCCGGGTATCGAGCATGGGCGGATTTCCTGCGGAGGTATCTGTGAAAATCTGGTTAGCAGCGGCTTTTTTGCTTGGCGTTTTCGTCGCCGTTTGCATCGTCCTCGAATTCATTAAGCATCGAGAAATCTATGATCGAATCAAAACGGATAGGAGATAAACAATGGCGAACTGGCCGGTATTAAGCGGGGCGGATGACGCGGCCTTCGCGCAACAAAACCTTTTGCAGACGGAGAAGGCCGACAGGGACGGCCAGATCCCGATGACCGGCGTTTTCCAGCCGGACATGGGCGCAACCGTGACTCCGGCGGCGGGGGTGTTGACCCTCGGCAATGATGGAAACTATTTCGCCGTCGCGGCGGGGAACTTCTCGACGATTGTGCAACTCGCCGTCGGAGGAGCGGCCGTCCAACCAGGGACAGTCGTTAAGCTCCATTTCAACGGCGTGAGCGTCATCACCCATTCGGCGGATATCGTCCTTCCCGGTGCGGCGAACATCACGAGCGTGGCGGGGGATGAAGCGGAGTTCATCTGTTATGCGGCCGGGGATTGGAGATGCACGAAGTACCAGCGGCTGACTGATTGGCAGGATCTGCGGACAACGGATGGCCCGACATTCAACCATTTGTACGTTGCCGGGGCCGGTGGCGTAGTCGGGCTTGCGGCCGGTGCGGACATGGCCGTGAACAACCCTACGAATCAATCGTTCTACCACGTCGGCGGGGTGCAGGCTTACAACGTCCTCGATAACCAGACCGTAACATTTACGGTTGGGTCTGGTATTATTTTCACTGTCTGCAATACCTCACTCGGCCTTGGGGGGGCCTTTTTCGCCGGATACAAGGCCGCTGTTATCATATTGTCAGACCCAGGAGCCGCCTTCGTAGCCACAGACACAGACTCCGGCAAAATCGCCGTGTTCAAAACCGCCGATTCCACGACGGTCAGTATCAAGAACTATACTAACGCAACCATCACGCTGGTGGTCAACGGACTTGGGGTCATCGGCGCGGCCACGGCCCCGGCATGATAAGGCCGGATAAATGAACATGACCCGCCGCGCCGTCCTCCCGCTCGTCGTCCTGCTCGCGCTCGTTGCTTCCTGCTCGACGTTCACGCCCACGGCCCCGACGCTTCTCATCGGCGACAGCATCGTCGGATGGTTCCCGGTTTCGGAATACCTGCCCGGGCGTGACCTCGCGACGTGGGGGATCTACGCGGCTTACATCGAAACGCTCACGGCTCGGGCGGCCGACCTCATGCCCCTGCGCCCGCAGCGGCTGATCGTCTGTGTGGGGTGCAATAACCTCCAGCGCGGCGATCCAGTCGAGGAGGTCGCGGCGAAGTACGACGCGCTCCTCGCGGCGCTGATTCGCCAATTCCCGCTCATGAAGATCACCGTCCACGCCGTCCTCCCTATGAACGATTCCCGCGTCCCGTGGTCCTATTTCATGGCGGCGAACGCGGCGATCCGCGACGTGGCCACGCGGCATCGGTTCGTGTTCATCGACGCGACGGCGGCCTTCCTCGAGGAAGAGGGGAAGGTCAGGCCGGAGATGTTCGAGGGAACCGTCCATCTGACCCCTGCCGGGTATCAAGCATGGGCCGACTTTCTCGGAGGTGTTCTGTGACCGTTGTCATTATCGCCATTCTCGCCGTCCTAGTCCTGGGCGGGCTCCGGCTCGCCGCTGAATTCAGCAAGCACAAGGGAATCTATGATCGAATCAAACGCCCGTAAAAT